CTGCTGGGCAAGACCCACGACGTTGGCTTGTTCGTAGAGCGTATCGAGACCGACAACGCTGACCGCTCACCCGATGACCTGCGCCGCGAGCTTCAGGATAAGTTGACTGCCCTGCTGACCGGCTAGGTTAAAAATAACCTGACCCACCTGCCTCCCTCTCACAGAAAATCGACAGGGGGGGGGTACCCCTTATAGCCACACTATCTGCCAGCGCCGGGGGGTAGGGGGCGGGGGGGCCTTATATGTTGTCGCGAGTGTGCCGGGTATACACACTATTCCACACAAATAATAACACCATTTTCATGAACATGGGGTACTACCCCCATTTAGGTACCATTCTGGCCCACAAACACAGTTTTACCCGTGTAATTCTTATCAAATTGGTACCATGCACAGTTATCTTTGCCTGTACTGGGTGAATCTTCAATCCACTTCACTCTTCCTACGCTAATAACCTTCTTGCATAGGTGCATATACTCTGCGCTTTGCTTGGTGTGCATCCAGTCTGCATCGAACAGCAGATAAGTTGGTGCAATACTCGATAGCCTTACTATAATTTTATGGAGTATATCCCTTGACCAAGGTGGGTTCGTGATAAAAGCCTGCCCTAGACAAGAATACTGGTGGGTTGCATCACCTGTCTTGATGTATGCGCTCCTTGGTTCTATATCGGAAGCTCTGCCACACACCTTACCATGTTTCTCTAGACTGCTTATTAGTGCTCCATTACCTGCACATGGTTCTTCGTAGCGTGTGATATCCGCTATATGCGGTATTAGGGGGATTACTGCCTTGTACGGCGTCGGATAAAAATCTCTTTCTATCCTATCAAAATTTGATCGTTTACCCATTTTCTCTAAAAAAACGCTAGACCAGCCTCTACAGGGATAGGAATGCTGGCCTAGCTAGTTTGTGCTTTTACAGATATTAGCACAGGGAGGAAAAATGTGTTGCTTGCTAGCACAAGCTCCACTTCGGAAAATTCTGTGTGACCAAACTAACTAGGCTAGTTCTAGCATAGATTCTAGTTCTAGTCTATAGCTAGTCTAGCCTATATATTATATTTTTAGTCTAGACTAAGTACTAGTACTACTAGTATAAGGGTTTGTGCGTTACACATTTGTTCGGGAAAGTGTTTTGGCAAAGAAGATTGAACACAAGTACGAGTTTAGTCGTGGCAAGAAAACCTCTATCGGATTTTCTTCCTTCAGCAGACCCCTGAACAAGAACAAACGCAGGAACTGGAAAAAATATAGAGGTCAGGGCAGATGAAATGGTTCATTGTTGTCGTAATGATGACACTCTCTGCCGAGGGTCATGATGCGGTGGAAGTTTCTATGGCAAACGATGAGATGCTTTATTTTGAAACGAAGTCCGAATGCTTGGATTACGTTGAAGAAAATATTGTCGGGCTATCTGTCTTTGCGATTACAGAATTTGGTGGCGAAAACAGTGTTGAAAATATTTTTTGCGTTTCAGAAGAGCCTTCAATATGAACTTCACCACAATTAAAATTGCGCGAGACCTATCGAAGACCGAAACATTTTTTATTTTTGCAGCTTCATGCAGAAACTCTTTAGTGTATCTGGCATCTCCATTTAAATCAGAAAAAGCCTTCCAGCCCTATAAAGGGGTTCCTGAGTGGGTCTGGCGTGAAAGGGCTACCCAGACAGCCATTGTTACCGAATGGCTACTCAATAACGGAATATGGGTCTTCTCGCCTATAGTTTATGGAATGTATATCGAAGAAACGTGTGGCAGTCATGATTCTGCTTGGTGGCTGCGTAGGGATTTTGAATTCTTTAACAAGTGCGATGTCTTTGCATTTCTCGCATTGGCAGGATGGGAGGAAAGTCCCGGCGTTCAAAAAGAGATTGAATGGGCATTAACGAACGGAAAAACAATATTTAAATTAGAGTTGGAGGATGGTTTTTTTGACGAAGAAACAACGGCAAGTGCTGAATTTCATAGAGAAATTTTGGGAAGAGCATGACTATTCTCCGTCATATCGAGAGATATCAGACATTGAGGGAACAGCATTATCTCATACATACGCCATTGTGTCAGCGCTATCTGACAAGGGGTTTGTACACACAGAGAGAGGTCGAGCCAGAGCAATTTACCCAATACCAGTATGGAGACACATGAGACATGAGACCGACATATCAGACACAAGATGACTTAAATAACGAGACAAGCGTTCTTTCTGAATTCGAGACGTTCCTGCTAGATGATGTATATTTTGGAACTGAGGGGCCTGTAAAAAATGATTTCTGGTCTATCAAGTCTCCAGATTTTTCATGCTACGATTATGTTCTCACTTGTGGAGACGAGGATGAGCCGGGTAGCCCGATTGCTTTGATCGAAGTCAAGCAAAGAAAATATAAATCAAACAGCTTTCCAACCTATAAAATATCGAAAAAGAAAATCGACAACATTATTCGCGAATCTTACAAGGATAGCATAATGTCGATGCTGGTTGTTAAGTGGACCGACACCGTCACCAGCATGATTATTTGCAATCCGTTTAATCAAACAGATAATTACTTTAGCAGTCCAATGACGGATGATAATTTTGCAATTTTCGACAACTGGTGTGGGGATATTGATTCATATATTACAAGAAATAAAATAACGACCACAACATGGGGCAGAACAGACAGAAACGATCCAATGGATATTGAGGCTGCTTATGAAATACCAATGTCTCTTTTTAGAATAACTGACTAAACAATACATATTGTTGATTTTTAAATTTTTTTTTATTATAAACACTATGTACTCATTGTTTGAGTCCGGTGCCGGGACTACCGATACCCGCGCAAGTTCCCCTTTACGCACCGGGAAAAGGGCGCTTAGGCGCTCTTTTCCTAATTTGACTGGGGTTATATGGACACTCAGCTAGAAAGCTACTTGAATAAGGTTTCCACTCTTCCTGCTGCGGAGCAAGAGGAGATATTAAAGCTGCTACAAGATTTGGATGTAGCAACAAAAAGAGAGGCTTCCCAGACTAGTTTCCTAAATTTTGTGCAAGAAATGTGGCCTGCATTTATTCATGGTTCTCATCACGAAATCATGGCAGATGCCTTTGAAAAAGTATGCGAAGGCAAACTGAAAAGATTAATTATCAATATGCCGCCACGGCATACCAAATCAGAATTTGCTTCGTATCTTTTACCCGCTTGGTTCTTGGGTAAATACCCAGAAAAAAAAGTTATTCAAACCGCACATACAGCAGAACTTGCAGTAGGCTTTGGTCGTAAAGTGCGAAACCTAGTTGGCGACGATGCCTTCAAGTCGGTGTTCAAAGATGTATCTCTGAGGTCAGACTCGAAAGCTGCCGGTCGATGGAGCACCAACAAAAATGGCGAATATTTTGCTATTGGTGTTGGCGGTGCTGTTACTGGTAAGGGTGCCGATCTTCTGATTATTGATGACCCTCACAGCGAACAAGAGGCTAGGTCTTCTGATGTCTCTGTGTTTGATCCTGTGTACGAGTGGTATACATCAGGCCCCAGACAAAGATTACAACCGGGCGGTGCGATTGTGATCGTCATGACACGATGGCATCAACGAGATTTGGCTGGTCAAATATTAAAAGCTTCTCAACAAAGGGATGGCAGTGATGAATGGAAAGTTATCCAGTTACCTGCAATTCTGCCGTCAGGTAATTCTCTGTGGCCTGAGTTTTGGCCTCAGCCAGAACTGGAAAAATTAAAAGCTGAGTTGCCTGCATCAAAGTGGTCGGCGCAATATCAACAAGACCCAACCGCTGAAGAAAACGCTATTATCAAAAGAGATTGGTGGCGTGTGTGGGAAGAGAAAAACCCACCTAACTGCGAGTTTATAATACAATCGTGGGATACGGCTTTTCTTAAAACAGAAAGAGCCGACTACTCTGCCTGCACAACGTGGGGCGTTTTTTATCCTGACGAAGACGAGGCTGGTAACGCAAATATAATTCTTCTGGACGCATTCAAGGATAGAATGGAATTTCCAGAATTAAAAAATGTCGCAATGAAGACATACAATGAGTGGGAGCCAGACGCTTGTATTGTAGAGGCCAAGGCGGCTGGTATGCCGCTTATATTTGAGTTGCGTCAGATGGGGATGCCTATCGGGGAATTCACCCCATCCAGAGGCAACGACAAGATAGCCCGTGTAAATGCTGTTAGTGATCTCTTCGCATCTGGCGTTGTATGGACGCCTCAGACTTCTTGGGCAGAAGAGGTTATAGAAGAATTTGCAGCGTTTCCTGTTGGAGAGCATGATGACTTGGTTGACAGTAGCACTCAGGCATTGCTTAGGTTTAGGCAGGGTGGCTTTATAAGAATGTCATCTGACGATGACGAGGATTTCATCCCCCGTACAAAAGCGGAATATTACTAATGAGCATATCAGAAAAGTTACAAAAAAATTGTCAGTCTGACAGTAGAAATAATCCATATTCGTTAGATCAGTGCGAAGAAGTACATCAGTCTTTTGTGGCGAGTGAAATGGGCCACTCACAGTACGCAAAAAGCATCGGAATTGGGGTTGGCAAGCTTAGATATATTTTAAGGCGCAGGAATGAGTTAATTGAAAGATTGGCTGTAGACCTTCCTTTTGAAATAAAAAGAAAAGATATTGGCGATGACATAGCAGATGTTGATGATATAATTGAGAGGAGAAGGCGCGAGTTTAACAGAAGAGATAGGGCGTCAAAGTCAAATGCTCTGATACCGTGTTCTGTAAATATTAAAGGGCCTGTAGGAATTCTTCATATGGGGGATAATCATGTCGATGACCCCGGAACTGATATTAGCCTTCTTCAGAAGCATATTGACATGATAAACTGCACAGAGGGATTGTTCGGTGCTAATGTTGGCGACATGGCAAATCACTGGGTTGGACGGCTCGCTCGCCTCCACGCATATCAGTCAACTACTCAAGCAGAAACTTGGAAATTGGTGGAATGGCTCATGACCAGCGTTGACTGGTTGTACATAATTGGCGGCAATCACGATATGTGGGTTGGTGATGGCGATCCTATTGAATGGATGATCAGGAACCAGATGGGAGTTTATAAGTCCCACGGTGCTAGGATACAGTTAAAGTTCCCTAATGGCAATTCAGCAATTGTTAATGCTCGTCATGATTGGCCGGGGCATTCTCAGTATAATCCAGCGCACGGCCCAGCAAAGGCAATACAAAGAGGCATAACCGATAATATAGTTATAGCTGGTCATAAGCATATAACGGGATATCAAATTTTAAAAAACCCATTGTCTGGTGCCATATCTCACGCATTAAGAGTTGCGTCATACAAAATCCATGATGATTACGCCACCGCTTTAGGGTTGCCTGATCAAAATATATCCCCGGCAGTTTTAACCATTATAGACCCAGAAAAAGAACAAAACGATCCGGGCATGATCAATGTTTTTCACGATGTTGATAGTGGTGTAGAATTTTTAAAATTTTTAAGAGAGAAGTATGTTAATGTTAGTGCTAATGAAGCATCTCAAGGAAAAGTCTGATGGCTGTAGAAAAACGTCTTGAAGAGAGTGAAATTGAGTTAATGGACCCCGACAGCCCTGCTCAAGAAGTCGAAATCGCTGTCGTTAATCCTGAGGCTGTTGCAATTTCAACAGATGATGGTGGTGTTGTGATTGATTTTAGTCCTGAAGGTGAGGGCATTCTTGAGGGCGGTCATGATACAAATCTAGCTAACATGATGGACGACAAGGAGCTTCAAGCACTTGCTTCGGACCTTTCTTCTGACTTTGAGATGGATCAGAATTCCCGGTCTGATTGGGCAGATGCCTATGTTAAGGGCTTAGACTTGTTGGGATTAAAGGCCGAAGACAGAACCACACCTTGGCCCGGAGCTTGTGGAGTTTACCATCCTATACTGACAGAGGCAGTTATACGCTTCCAATCGCAAGCGATTATGGAGGTGTTTCCAGCTTCTGGACCCGTCAAAACTAAAGTTGTCGGAAAGATTACAGACGAAAAACAACAGCAGGCAAATCGCGTTCAAGATTATATGAATTATCTCTTGACCGAAAAAATGACAGAGTATCGTCCAGAGATGGAGCAACTTCTGTTCAGTCTGCCGTTAGCCGGATCAGCATTTAAAAAGGTTTACTTTGACGCCAGCATGGACCGTATCTGCACGACATTTGTTCCTGCCGAGGATTTTGTGGTTAGCTACGGAAGCTCTGATCTACAGTCGGCAGAGAGATATACGCACATTATGCGTAAATCTTCTAATGAGATTAGGAAGTTACAGGTCGCCGGTTTGTATAGAGATGTGAAGATTGGCAATGCTGCTAGTTATGACACTGATATTCAAGAGAAATATGATGAGATAGAAGGCGAAAGCCGTTCAGGCGATAATGACAGTCGTCATGTTGTTTTGGAAATGCACGTTGATCTTGATCTAGAGGGATTTGAAGACACGGACGACAGCGGAGAACCAACAGAGATAGCGTTGCCGTATGTTGTGACTATCTTAAAATCTAGCAATAAGATTTTGTCTATACGCCGCAATTGGTATGAAGACGACGACAATAAAATGAAGCGTATGCACTTTGTGCATTACCAATATATGCCCGGTTTAGGGTTTTATGGCTTTGGACTTATTCATCTAATTGGTGGCATTGCTAAAAGCGCAACCTCAATTCTTCGTCAGTTAGTTGATGCTGGCACACTTTCTAACCTACCGGGTGGTCTAAAATCTCGCGGCTTGCGTATAAAGGGCGACGACAGTCCTATCATGCCCGGTGAGTTCAGGGACGTTGATGTTCCGGGCGGTGCAATCAGGGACAATATCACATTCCTTCCATACAAAGAGCCAAGCAATGTGCTCCATCAAATGCTGGGCGAGCTTGTTGATGAAGGTAGGCGTTTCGCTTCCCTGACAGACCTGAAGCTTGCCGATATGAAGCAAGACGCTCCTGTAGGCACAACCCTAGCTTTAATTGAACGGTCAATGAAAGTTATGACCGCAATCCAAGCTCGTTTACACGCTTCAATGAAGCGAGAGTTTATCTTGGTTTCTGACCTTGTTCATGATTACGGGGCAGACGATGGGTATGAGTATGAAGCGGAAGATGACGTTGTAAAGGTAGAGGACTTCGATAATCGTATCGATGTTATCCCTGTCAGTGATCCAAATTCCTCTACGATGAGTCAGCGTATTATGCAGTATCAGGCTGCATTACAGTTGTCTCAACAAGCTCCTCAAATGTATGATTTGCCAGAACTACATAGGCAAATGCTTGACGTTCTTGGAATTCAGGACGCAGATTCTATTATTCCTCTTACCGCAGAGAAAAAGCCCCGTGATCCTGTGTCAGAGAACATGGACGTTCTTAATGGCAAGCCAATGAAGGCTTTCTCATATCAAGACCATGAGGCGCATATACAGGTGCATATGAACGCCATACAAGACCCGAAAATCACTCAACTTGTGAGCCAAAGCCCGATGGCTGGCACCATACAGGCCGCTATGTCAGCGCACATACAAGAGCATTTAGGGTTCATGTACAGGCGTGAGATTGAGAAGCAGATGGGCGTCGAGTTGCCACATGAGAACGAGCCTCTGCCAGAAGATGTTGAAGTTAACTTGTCTCGTCTTGTTGCTGAAGCATCAGATAGATTGTTCCGAAAAGACGTTATGGAAGAACAGCAGAAGAAAGCTATGGAACAGGCTCAAGACCCTGTTATTCAGATGCAACAGCAAGAGCTTCAGCTTGAGGCAGCAGACCTTGAGCGTAAGGCGCAAACCGACACAGCCAGAATGATCAAAGACCTAAAAGAGGCTCAGATGCGTCAAGAGACAGAGCTTCTTAGAATTAAGTCTCAGGAGCGCATGGAAGGCTCTAGGTTGGGTGTTGAGATTGCCAAAGATGCCTTGGCAGCGGAACAGAAGAAAGAAGATGTTAAGCGCAAGGGCATTATGGATACAGCTAAGGTTCTCTCTGATGTCGGAAAAAGCTTGATGAACCCGAATAATGGTAATAGAAACAATAGAGGTTAAAATTAACTTGAGGTGACAAGTGGCTGTAGTAGAGAATATCTATGAGTTATATCAAAAAAACCTTAGAGAATATATGAATGAGAAGGCAGACTTTTTAGCTACTGGTGGTGCAAGTAGCTTTGAAGAATACAACAAGGCGGTAGGAGTAATCCAAGGTCTTGCATTAGCTGAAAGAGAACTTATTGATCTTTTTGAAGCTTTGCGTAAAGGAGAAGAAGATGACTGAAGAAAATGTCGTTCCATTGGACGATGCAAGAAAGGCAAAAGCCCTGCCTGATCCCGTGGGCTATAAATTGCTAATAGCAATTCCCGCTAAAGAAGAGAAGACTGACGGTGGTGTTTTATTGCCAGAAGACACTCGCCGTCGAGAAGAGGAAGCCAGCATTACGGGCTTAATATTGAAAGTTGGTCCCGATGCTTATTCTGACATTGAAAGGTTTCCCGGCGGTCCTTGGTGCAAAGAGGGCGATTGGATTGTAATGCGCTCTTATAGCGGCACTAGGATAGAGGTGCATGGTAAAGAGTTTCGTATTATCAATGACGATTCTGTCGAGGCAGTAGTAGAAGACCCAAGGGGGATAAAAAGGGTATGATTGAAGAAGGAGCTTTACAAGAGGCTGAAGAGGTCACTGAGGAAGAAGATGTTCCTGACCCCGACGCCTTTGAGGTTAGTGTCGTAGATGATACTCCCGAAGAAGACCGTGGTCGAGTTAAGCAGGCCGATGGTGACGTTGAAGATGCTGACGGCGACGATGAGGAGTTGGATGAAACTCAGTTTAGCAAGCGTATCCAAAAAAGGATTAATAAGCTTCGCTATGATTACAATGAGGAAAGACGAGAAAAAGAGCGTTTTCAAAGAGAAAACGCAGAAGCAGTAAACTATGCTCAGTCCATACAAAGTCAAAATGAGAACTTGCGGAATCAATCTTCTGAGTTAAGGCGTCTCCTCTATGATCAGGTGGCTGCAAAAACAGACACAGAAATAGAGGCTGTGAAGCGCCGGTACAAGGATGCTTACGAGAGTGGTGATACAGACTCGGTTGTAAGCGCTCAAGAGGACTTGAGTAGGCTTTACGCTGAAAAAACTAGATTTGCAGTTGAGGGCGAGGGGTTTGACCAACAGGCTGCGCCTCAGCAACAGCCTCAGGCTCAACAACAGGCACCTAATATACCTCCCCCTGATCCGATGGCAGTTGACTGGTTAAAGCGCAATCCTTGGTTCCAGCAACCCGGATATGAAGAAATGACAGGATTCGCCGTGGGCCTTCATGAAAAACTTGTAAAACAAGGGGTAGACCCGCGCAATAATCCAAGCTATTATGAGAATATAGATGCTGCTATAGAAAAGCAGTTTTCTGAAACCTTGGGGAAGGATAAAAAGCCAGCTAGTGAGGCTCCGACTTCCCGAAGAACCCCGGTAGTATCGCCGTCCAAAAGGGGGTCTGGTGGTACGCCGCGCAAAGTGGAGTTAACTAGTACTCAGGTTTCTCTCGCCAAGAAACTTGGGTTATCGCCTCAACAGTACGCGGCACAGCTTGTGAAGGAGATGAGTAATGGCTGACGTAAGAGGATCAGAGCGCAAACCGAGACAGACGGATACCCGTGAAGAACAAGTGCGTAGTAAGTCGTGGGAACCGCCGCAAGTACTTCCTGATCCAGCCCCGCAAGACGGTTATGTTTTTCGGTGGATTAGGACTTCTACTCTTGGTAACGCAGACAATGTGAATGCATCTAAGCGTTTTCGAGAAGGATGGGAGCCTGTAAGGGCCGAGGATCATCCAGAATTGATGCTTCAATCTGACCACGGCACTAAGTGGGATGGGAACATCGAAGTTGGGGGTCTTCTTCTTTGCAAGACTACCGTCGAAAATGTAGAAGCGCGTAATGAGTATTATGCGAATGCAGCGGCTAGGCAGGTTGAGTCTGTTGACAACAACTTCATGCGGGAGAACGATCCGCGAATGCCTAAGCTAAATGAGTCCACAACTAGGGTTCAATTTGGTAGCGGCGTGAAGCCGGATTAATCTCCTTGGTTTAAACTTTGTCCTTTGGAAGGAGATTAGGCAATGGCAACAACTGCTGCGCCTTATGGATTCCGTCCCGTTGGCCTTCTTGGCGGTGGCTCTTGGTCTGATGCAGTTCGTCACATCAAGATTGCTAATGATTACGGAACAGCCATTTTCTACGGGGATGTCGTGAAAATCGTCAATACGGGTACCATTGAAAAAGATACTGGTACGACGACTATGACACCTTGTGGAATTTTTGTTGGGGTTCGATATACTGACCCTAATACCAATCAATTGACCTTTAACCAAACGTATCCTGCTTCTACGGCAGCAGATGATATTATGGCTTATGTTGTGGATGACCCAAATGTGGTTTTCCAAGCACAGGGTGATGCCTCTTTGGCTCAAACCGCCCTTGGCAATAACGTGGCTGTAGTTCAGACGGCTGGTTCTACGTCAATTGGAACGAGTAAGAATGCTATCGATTCAAGTACAATCGCTACCACAAAAACTCTTCCGGTTCGCATCATTGATTTCGTAGATGGTCCGAATTCTTCAGTCGGTGACAGCTTTACTGATGTCATCTGTAAGTTCAACTCTGGTGGTGACGCGACTGGCGACAGTTGTGCTTCTCATCAATATCAAGATACCACTGGTATCTAGGGGGTCTGAGCAATGGCTATTTCAAGAGCACAAATGCTTAAAGAACTCCTGCCGGGGTTGAATGCTCTCTTCGGTCTGGAGTACGAAAAGTACGAGGACGAACATACCGAAATTTATGAGTCAGAATCTTCTGAGCGTAGCTTTGAAGAGGAAGTGGCTCTTTCGGGGTTCGATGCCGCGCCTGTTAAGAATGAAGGCTCGTCAATCTCGTATGATGTCGCGCAGGAATCTTTTACTGCTCGCTATAACCACGAAACGGTTGCAATGGGTTTTGCAATTACTGAGGAAGCTATGGAGGATAACCTCTATGACTCTCTCAGTGCTCGCTATACTAAAGCCCTCGCCCGTGCAATGGCTTATACAAAGCAGGTAAAAGCTGCCACACCACTGAACAATGGCTTTGATAGCTTTCAGTCTGGTGACGGTGTAACCCTGTTTAGTACTGCCCATCCGCTGGTAAGTGGTGGCACTAACTCTAATCGTCCTGCTACTGCAACGGATTTGAATGAAACCTCTCTTGAGGCTGCTGTCATCCAAATCTCAAAGTGGACGGATCAACGTGGCCTTCTGATTGCGGCTCGCCCCCGCAAGCTGATTGTTCCACCGGACTTGATGTTTGTTGCAACTCGTATTCTCGAATCCGAGCTTCGTGTTGGAACCGCTGACAACGATGTCAACGCCATCATGACCAACGGTACAATCCCTGAAGGTTATGCGGTCAATCATTACCTCACGGACACAAATGCTTTCTTCATTCGCACTGATGTGCCGAATGGCATGAAGCATTTTGAACGTGCTCCAATGACAACCGCTATGGACGGTGATTTCCAAACTGGTAACGTGCGATACAAGTCGCGTGAGCGTTATTCGTTTGGTGTTTCTGATCCTCTCGGAATTTTCGGTTCACCCGGAGCTTCCTAAGCTAGTGGAGGGGGAGAGTTCGCTCTCCCCTTCTTTCTTTTAATTGTCGTAATGGCGCTTATGCGCTGGTTCTAAGGAGGAACTGTTATGACAACTACTCATTTTACAAATGGTGTTTCTAACCAAACGGTTGGCAATCCTCTCTATGATTATCCTTATCTTGATCCGTTCAAATACTATTCGTATGTGAACGATTTTTTCACTTATCACGCTGATGAGTGGACGATCACCACTACCGAAGGTGGCTCTGGCAACGCATCCGAGGCTCTAACGTCTGTTGCGGGTGGCGCTTTGCTTGTCACCAACGATGACGCTGATAATGATGCAGACTTCTTTAACCTCAAGGGTGAGAGCTTCAAGTACGTCTCTACAAAAAAGATGTTCTTTAAGGCTCGCTTTAAGGTCAGTGATGCAACGCAGTCTGATGTTGTGATTGGGCTTCAGATTACTGACACTACGCCGCTTGATGTTACTGACGGAATTTTCTTCATGAAAGACGACGGCGACACCAATATCGATTTTCATATTGAAAAGGATAATTCGGCAACCTCGAATTCTGCTGTAGGTACGCTTGCAGACGACACCTTTATCACAGTTGCGTTTGCTTATGATCCCAACGGCAATAGTGGCTCTGGGTCTTTCAGTGTATTCATTGACGACTCAAAGGTAGCCGAGCAATCAACGCTTACCAATGTGCCAGATGACGAAGAGCTTACGGTTTCTTTCGGCATCCAAAACGGCGCTGCGGCAGCTAAAACGATGACGCTTGATTACATCATTGCTGCGGTTGAACGGTAATTTAGGTCTGGGAGGGGGCAACCTCTCCCTACCTTTTAGGAGATTGATATGGCAGATGCTGTAAACGTCACCACTATTGAAGATGGGGAGCGGCAACTCGTTGTTCAGTTGACAAACCTATCTGATAGCACGGGTGAAAGTGATGTAACTAAAATCGATGTCTCGGCGCTTAATTCTAGCGCCACAGGCAAGTCATGTAATGAGGTTCGTATCCAAGAGATATGGGCGCAAGTTCATGGCTTTGACGGAGTTCGACTTCTTTATGATGCTGATACTAATGTAGTAGCGTTTGACGCTGGCGTTGGTTGGAATTATCAGGACTTCTCTAGTGTCGGTGGACTGAAGATGTACGGAACCAACGCTACTGGTGACATTCTTCTTACGACATTAGGAACAGAAGCGTCTGGCGATTCTTACGAAATCGTTATTAGGGCCGTCAAGTATTACGCCTAATGGATATCGGGGCAGGCATGATATGGAACGTAATGTTAGGTGTGTGCGTTCCTATCTTTGTTTTTTGGCTCCGGTCTTTGGGCCAAAGGTTTGATAGGATGGACGCCGATATACATAGTTTTAGGGTAAGTCTCTCTGAAACCAGAGAAAAAATGGCGCATAATTATGTGACCAAAACTGACCTGCAAGATGATATAAAATCCATTATGCTTAGGTTTGATAGGCTTGAAGAAAAGTTTGACAAAATTTTGACCGAGAGATTGTCAAGGATGTAGGTCCGATATGGCGGCACGAAAGAAGCGCAAAACTGGTATGAAGGGTATGACCATAAAAGGTGGTCATAAGCGCCCCACTAAATCAGGCGCTGGTATGACTGCTAAGGGGGTTGCAAAATACAGGCGTCAAAACCCCGGAAGTAAGTTAAAAACGGCTGTCACTGAAAAGAAACCTAGATCAAAAGCCAGAGCAAAACGCCGCAAGTCTTTCTGCGCCCGTAGCGCTGGTCAGATGAAAAAATTCCCTAAAGCCGCTAAAAACAAAAACAGTAGATTGCGTCAAGCTAGGCGCAGATGGAGGTGTTAATGGCTGCTCGAAAGAAAACAGCTACGAAAAGAAAGTCCCCTGCCCGTAAACCTGCTAAGAAATCTAAAAGCAGGGTTAACGAAGCAGGAAATTATACAAAACCAGCTATGCGTAAGCGTTTGTTTAGCAGAATAAAGTCTGGTGGGAAGGGCGGTAAGCCGGGTCAGTGGAGCGCGAGAAAAGCTCAGATGTTGGCGAGCGCTTATAAAAAAGCTGGCGGGGGTTATAAAGACTGATGCCAAAACGTAAACCTCAAAAGAGTTTAGATAGATGGACAAGACAAAAATGGGGAACCAAGTCGGGAAAACCCTCAGGGAAGACTGGGGAAAGATACTTACCAGCGAGCGCTATAAAGTCGTTGTCCCCTCAGGAGTATGCAGCGACCACGCGAGCAAAGCGCCGGGGGACTGCTGCCGGAAAACAACACGTAAAACAACCAAAGAAGATAGCCAAAAAGACAGCTAGGCATCGTAAGTAATGCCTATATCTAGAAGTCAAACAGGCAGTCAATTAAAAGGTGGTAGAAGAATGCCAGCAAAGAAACTTAGTCCAAAGCAAAAGAAAATTGCTAAAATCGCTCCCCCAAGAAATAAAATTACGGGGGCAGATTTAAAAAAGCTAAAGAAGAAGAAACCTTCTAAAGGGCGTAGAAAAAAGTGAATATTGAAAACGGCGTCATTAAGGAGAGCGTATATGAAGAGTTGCGGTCTTGGTCTAGCTCTGTTTTGGAGGAGCCAAACCCGCATCTGTCTGGTTTGCCAGCCTGTCCTTATGCAAAAAAGTCATGGTCAGATGGCCGTATTAATGTGCTCGTCGGGGAAGATGTTTTAGATTTGAAAAAGGCAATAAGTCTCTATGACCCAGTTTCTACGGATATATTGATATGGGTTAATTTTAACTTAGGGCGTCAAAATTTATGGGAGCGCTGGGTTTCTTTGTGGAACAAGAGGTATGTCAAGAATGATATTCATTTGATGTTATTTCACCCTGATTATCCACCATCGGATGATGATGAGGATTTTTTAACTGACAATGAATGGGAATCTTCCCTTGATGATTACATGATGGTTTTTATTCAGTCACTGTCTAAACTTAATAAAGCAAGTGTGGCGTTAGACGGCATTGGGTATTATAATCATTTTTCAGATCATCTTTATGAAACGCTAGTTTTGAACAGAAGGAGAATTTGTGATGGCGATGGGTAAAAAGAGGATGGCTAAGAAGAAAAAGCCAGCGAAAAAGGTTATGGCTCGCGGCGGCATGAGAAAGAACAACAAGGTCATGATGCGTGGCGGCACTAAATCTATGAAAAAGAAAAAGAAGTAACTAAATGGCAACCAGCGGTACATCAGATTTTACTCTAGATATCATAGATATCTGCGAAGAAGCCTATGAAAGAGCGGGTATGGAGATGCGCGGCGGTTATGAGTTAAAGACCGCTCGTCGTAGCTTAGACCTTATGTCTCTTGAGTGGATTAATCGTGGGGTTAATCTTTGGACTATCGAGGAGGGGACTCTGGCGTTAACCGCTGGTACTGCCACCTATGGATTTCCAGCGGGTACGATTGATTTCATCGAGCACCATATTAGAACCAACGCTGGTAGTACGAGTAATCAGTCAGATTCAAACCTAACAAGAATTAGCCCGTCAACATTTGCCAGCATCCCCAATAAGCTCACTTCAGGGAAGCCGTTGCAAATCTACATCCAAAGGACTAGTTCTCCACAGTTTACCTTGTGGCCTGTCCCAGATAGCACCGAAACATATACCTTGGCTTTCCTTAGAATTAAGAGAATTCAAGATGTTGGGACCAAGGGAACCAATAATTACGATGCGCCAGAGCGCTGGTTGCCTGCTCTGACTGCTGGTTTGGCTTATTATGTTTCAATGAAGAACGTCCAAACGCAAGAAAGAACTCCGGGCCTTAAACAGATTTATGATGAGCAGTTTGATTTCGCTGCTGGTGAGGATCGCGTGAAGGCAGGCATTAGAATTACGCCGGGGGGATATAACATATAATGTCTTATGCTGCTGGTAAATACGCCTTAGGTATATGTGATCGTAGTGGCTTTACATACAAGTTGAAGGACTTGGTGTATGAGGTGCAGGACGGTAAGAATACGGGGCTGCGCGTGGGCCGTGATATGCTAGACCCTGATCACCCACAAAACTTCTTGGGCGAATTTCCAATAAATGATTTTCAAGCTTTGAGGGGTGCTCGTCCAGACAACAGGCTCGCTTCTTCTTCAAACGCATCTGCAAATTGGAACCCCGTAGGAGACAGAAACACTCTTTTCCAAGCTTATGGTTTCTCAACGCAAGATAGTTTGCAAGCGAGTGGAGCCGTGGGTTCCGTTACGGTTTCGGTCTGATGTCGTGTTTTAGTGAAGATATAAATTTGATGCAGAAAGCTGCCGCTGGTCTAAATTCTTTTTATTTTGTCAGCGTTGATGGGGCTGATGAAGATAATATTAGGGTTGTTGTAGAGTTTTCTGGAATGCGCGACCTTGATCAAGCCATGTGGTTTGGACGTTATGTTTCTTTACTTTTGCAAATAAATGATTTTGATGGCTACTCTGAATTGCCAAACTGAGGCCCTGCTATGAATTATACACAACTAAAAACGGCTATTCAGGATTATACGCAAAGTAGCGAGACTTCCTTTGTAACTAATATAGATACTTTTATTAAGCAGGCTGAAAACCGTCTCTTCTTTGATATTGATGTCCCTGACTTTCACAAGAATGTCACCGGCACAATGACGAAAGACAACACTTTTCTACAGAAACCCGCAGATTTGTTTAAGGTCTACTCATTGGCGGTTATTAAGACCGGGAACGTGTATAGTTATATGTTGCCCAAAGATGTTTCTTTTATTCGTGAGGCATTTCCTGATGCTGATGATTCGGGCCTACCTACTCATTACGGCAACTTTGATGATGAGTTTTTCATTGTTGGGCCTGTCCCTGATGACGATTATTCGGTAGAGCTTCACTACAAGTTTCAACCTGACGCATTGTCGTCCACTAATGCAAATAGTTGGTTTGGTGATAATGCTGAAGCAGCTTTGTTATACGCTACTCTAGTAGAGGCATATACCTACCTGAAGGGCGAGCAAGATATAATGTCTTTTTACGTCGATAGGTACAACACTGCCCTACAAGCCTTGCAAAAGTACGGCGCTGCTGAGGTTAATATGGATTCTTATCGTAACACTATGAGGCGCACAGCATGATCTCCGAAGCCCTATCTACAGGAGCAGTACCGTCTGTTTTTGTCCAAACAAGTTCAAATGGCGGTCTTTCTGCTGAACAGATTGCAGACTTGTGTTGTCGTAAGTTAGTTTACGTTTCTGACGATGCGCCTCCAGCCATACGAGATCAGGCTAATGCGTTTAAAGTTCGTGTAGAAAGCGTAGTTTTGGGTTATATTAAGGAAGCTATGAGAGCAGAGCGAGATCGTTGCGTTCATGTTGCTTCTGTAGGTGGTTATGATGATCTTGCGAATCTGTTAAGGAGAGCGTAATGGCTTTTAGCGGAAACTTTATGTGTACGTCTTTCAAGAAGGAGCTTCTGGAGGGTGTTCACAACTTTAAAAATAGTGGCGGCAGTACGTTTAAGTTAGCCATGTACACAAACTCAGCTAGTTTTACTGCTGCAACTACAGCCTATACTACGAGCAATGAAGTTAGTGGTACTGGTTATAGTGCCGGTGGCGGGTCTTTGACTAGGGTAGACCCATCTAGTAGCGGAACAACGGGATTTACCGATTTTAGTGATCTTACTTTTGGCTCGTCCAGCATAACGGCTCGCGGTGCGTTGATATACAATGATTCAGCATCGGGTGATCCGACAGTCGTTGTTCTTGATTTTGGCTCTGATAAGAGTAGTTCTTCTGGCGATTTTACCGTTCAGTTCCCTGCGGCTGATGCGTCAAATGCCATTATCAGGATAGCGTAGTGTAGAGAATGAGTTCTTTAACAGGATGGGGGCGTGAGACTTGGAATAGCGGGGCATGGAACTCCCCCGCTCCGGTTGAGGTTACTGGAATTGCAGGAACGGGTGGTGTTGGCTCTGTAACTGTTGCTCTTGGCTTTACTATAGCCGTTACCGGCGTTAGCGGAACTGGTCAGGTTGGTAGCGGAACCGTCATAGCGTTACCGGGAACTGTTTCTGTAACGGGGGTCAGTGCTTCAGGCCAAACGTCTCAGCCTAATGTTTGGAGTGAAGTAGTTACTATCCAAGATGCTAATTACCAAAGGATAGCTGCTTAATTAAGGTTAAAATTAACCTTAGTCAGTTTAGGAGAGTTAAATGGCTAGTACATTTGTAAATAATCTTCGCTTAGAAGAGATGGGAACGGGAGAGAATTCCGGCACTTGGGGAAATAAAACCAATGCAAACTTGGAATTCATTGGAGAAGCGTTTGGTATGGGTACCGAAAACCTCGGTTCTGATGCCAATACAACGATCACCCTCGCTGATGGTGCATCGGACGCCGCTCGTTCTATTTATTTGAAGATTACATCTACGAGCCTAAGCGCAACAAGAACCGTAACCCTTGCTCCTAATACAGTCTCTAAGATATGGGTTATTGAGAATGCTACTACTGGTAGCCAGTCAATATCAATCAAACAAGGTTCTGGGGCAGAGGTTACAATCCCTAACGGTGGCGTAAAGGCTATTGTTACGGATGGCGCTGGTTCCGGGGCTGCTGTTTTTGATGTATTCACCGACCTTTCGGTTGCTGGAACCTTTACAACTGGCGCTACAGTAACGGTTGGAAGTGGCGCAGCAGAAGATACGAAGGTCGTTTTTGATGGTAACGCGCAGGATTTCTATATCGGGCTTGACGACAGCGCTGATGATCTGGTTATCGGGAAAGGGTCAACTGTCGGTACCACGCCAGCCGTTGAGATTGATGAGAATCTAGACATTAAATTTGCCGAAAGCATTGGCGTTGGACAGGCGGCGTCCAGTACGACTGGAGATATTGTAGCTCAAACGATGAGTTTGAAAGGCACAACGCCAAGCCTTACGATTGGTGACGGCGGTGCGGAAGACACAAAGCTTGTTTACGATGGTAATGCTAAAGACTTCTACATGGGTCTTGACGATAGCGCTGATAAGTTGGTTGTGGGCGTTGGTTCGGGGGTTGGTACGAACTCAATTCTAACCCTTGATGATGATTCTGTAACGATTGGAGATGGCGCTGCTGTTGATACAAAAATTGTATTTGATGGTAACGCGCAAGATTATTACGTTGGGCTGGATGACAGTGCGGATGATCTTCTAATAGGTCTTGGTTCTACTGTCGGCACAACCCCTGCAATTTCAATCGATGAGAATCAAACCGTTACTTTTAGTAAGAATACTCTTAGCGCTACCGATACAGATACATCCAATACAGGAAGTATTACGCTAGACTTCCAAGCTAACCAAAACTTCGTCTTGACGTTAACAGGAAATATTACTTTAGCAAATCCGTCAACAGAAGCTGTTGGGCAGTCTGGAGTGATGGTTATGATACAAGACGGCACTGGTTCTCGAACCCTCAGTCTTGGAACAGACTATGAAACTGCTGGCGGGTCAGGGATAACATTAAGCACAGGAGCGAATGCTGTTGATGTAATCCCGTATTTTGTAAAGGCGTCTGGAAGTATTCAACTGGGCGCAGTTCAAAAGGCGTTTGCTTAAATGGCTCTGTCTCCCTCCTTCTGGTTTACGCAAAGCGGCCCCGTAACCACCGAAATTACTCCGGCTATGTGGGACGGTGATACCTCTAAATGGACGCTTTCGGGAAATGATGCGTCTAAAACCGAGTCAAGTACACCCGACTTCTCAAACATTCGCATTAAACACGCTACTGCGCCTGTTCTGGATGGCGACTTCACATGGACATATACTCAAGTCGGAAATGGCGGGGGCAATACAGATTCTAGCTATGGATTTTATGATATATCGGAAGACTCGACATTTGCTTCTCAGGCTTATCAGCAGGGCATGAATAGTATGAGTGCCAGCTATTACATAAACATGGATGGAGGATTAACTTTTCAAACTGTTGAGGACGGAACTGTACTAGCTAGTAGTATTTCGTTCTCAACGAACGATACGTTTAAATGGCAAAGAACTGGTACAAGTTTAAAGTGGTTTATTAACGATACTGAAAAAGAAGAATGGACATCAGTTTCGGCTACTTTGAGATTTTGCGCTTCTGGATTTACTCCAAATGCGGCAAATATTGCTGATATTACGTGCGTAACTTAAAAGTACAGACGACAACTACAGGCAGGCCGTTGAGAGGTCAGGGTATTTAGGAGATTAGATCATGTGGGCAATAGTTAAAGACAACAAAGTTGTTGAGGTGATTAGTTCGCCGAAGCCTGTTATTATTGACGAAATACAGCATCCAAAGGAAATTTTTATTTCTTGGACAGATGAGGAGCGTAAAGCTATCGGGGTTGTCCCTTATGTTTACGAGGGGGATAGTGTGAATGCTATGTTCTATACGTCCTCTGAATCTTCGCCTGTCGTTTCATCAGATAAGGTTGTTGTGACGATAACAAAAGCTGCCAAGTCTGTAAGTTTGGTAAAGACCGCTATGAAGGAGATCGTTTCTTCTTCCCTTGGTCGCAATCTTAGTGAAACTGACTGGATTGTTGTGCGTGAACAGGATAACGGGACTGCAAAGCCTTCTGATTTGGCTAAATGGCGCACGGACTTGAGATCAAAGGCTGCTGCTCTCAAAACGGCTATTGATAGCAAAAGCGATGTCGCCTCTCTGGAGGCCATGACAGTACTTACAGAAGAGATGAAAGGCGAGGGAAAGAAGCACTCGGAATTTGACGATTGGCCCCAAAACCCAAGACTGATTGGTGAGTAAAATTGTCTCTTCAGAAGTTAGCATTCCGTCCGGGCATAGTAAAAGATGCTACTCGCTATAGCGGCGAAGGGAATTGGTTTGACTGTGACAAAGTTCGCTTTGTTAACGGACTTCCACAAAAGCTAGGCGGTTGGGTTAAAGTTAGCTCTACCGGATTTTCTGGTGTTTGCCGTTCTTTATTTAACTGGTCAACATTATCCAGTAGAGACTTCTTGTCACTAGGGACTTCTACCAAGCTTCTTATCGAAGAGGGGGGCGCTATCTCTAATGTGACGCCTCTTCGTACATCTAATATAACCTTAGGCTCTAATCCTATTAAAACCAATACAGCAGGCACTGGCGAGGTGACTGTGACCCACGCTAGTCACGGCGCTATAGTAGACGATACTGTTATTATGACTGGCGCTGCAACGGTTGATGGTATTACGGACGTACAGTTAAACACAAGTCATGTTATAACGGCTGTTGTAGATTCTAATACATATAAGTTTGTAACAGAAGGTTCGTCCTCTTCTGGAGATACGGCGGGTGGCGGCTCCTCTGTTATTGTGTCGTATGAAATAAACACCGGCCCAGCAGAAGCAGGCTCTGATGGTTTAGGTTTTGGCGCTGGATTTTGGGGTGGGACAAGATCAGGAGCGACTACTACCACGCTGGCCTCAGGAATTAACAACTCAGTAACAACCATCCCTCTCACTTCCGCGACAGGATTCGATACTGCCGCGACGACTATTTCAGCAAATATCGATGCCGTTGTGGGACTTATTAATGTTGCCTCGACAACTGGGTTCCCTGCTGTCGGGATTGTCAAGATCGGCTCTGAGGAGATGTATTACACCTCAGTAAAATCCTCTACCGCACTGTCGGGCATAACTAGAGGTTACAATGGCACAACCGCAGCTTCTCACTCTTCCGGTGCTTCAGCTACATATGTCGGCACGTTGGTTATTGATGAAGAGATTATCACTTATACCGGCGTATCTACTAATAGCTTAACTGGAGCGCAAAGGGGACAGCTTGCCACTACGGCTGCTGCACATGATTCTGGCGCTACGGCTACAGAATCTTTTAACTTTGTGGGCTGGGGGTCAGTGATACCGGCTTCTGAAGAAGTAGCCACTGAATCCGCAACAACTGTTAGAATGTGGAAGCAAGATAACTTTGGAGAAGATTTGCTGGCTAATATTTATGGCGGCAGCTTGTATTACTGGGATACGAGTGACGGCTTTACCAACCGTGCCGTTGAACTGTCAAGCCTAGACGGCTCTTCTGATTGCCCAACGTCTGCTCGCGTTGTTCTGGTCTCGGATAATGATCGTCACGTTTTAGCGTTTGCCTGTAACGATATAACAACGGGTGATGTAGACCCGCTCTTAATACGGTGGGGAGATCAAGAGTCTTTAACAAACTGGACCCCAGCTACAACAAATACGGCTGGCGATTTAAGGATTAATAACGGTTCCGAGATCATAACTGCCGTGGAAACTCGTCAAGAGGTTCTAGTGTGGACTGACAGGAGCCTTCATTCATTAAGGTTTGTTGGTAGCCCATTTGTTTTTGGTCAAACTATGATATCGCAAAATGTGACCATAGTAGGGCCGAATGCAGTTACCGTTATGGGAGACTCGGTCTTTTGGATGGGAAACAATACCTTCTACACATACAACGGGCGCGTATCGACCTTACCTTGCCCTGTTAGGAATTTTATCTTTCAAGATTTAAACTTTAGTGAAAGAGACAAGTTCTTTGCCGCAACTAACTACGAATTTAATGAAGTAATGTTCTTTTATGTCTCTGAGGGATCAGACGATGTAAATAAGTATGTTATTTACAATACTCAGGATAAGGTTTGGTATACCGGAACAATGCCGCGCACGGCTTGGATCGATAGAAGCATACGAGAATTCCCTATAGCTGTATCTCCTGATGGATACATATTTCAGCATGATGATGGATTGGATGATGGCAGTGAAACACCAGCGGTTGGAATGAGTTCTTTCATAGAGAGTTCAGATTTCGAGATAGGTGAAGGGGATAATTTTCAGTTTATTAGTCGCATTATTCCAGATTTAAGCTTCAATGGGTCTTCTGTGGATACGCCCTCTGTGTCGTTTTCTTTGAAGCCAAGAAACTTTCCGGGTTCTGCTTTTGGAACTTCTAATTCTGCTTCAGTATCCGCGACACAAACCGTTGATGTTGAACAATTTACTGATCAAGCGTTTGTTCGTCTTCGCAGTAGGGAGATGGCGATTAGGGTATCATCTGATGATGCTGGCGTCTTTTGGAGGCTTGGTTCTCCTAGAATAGACGTTAGAAAAGATGGGAGGCGTTAATGGCTGCTCCTGTTGAAAAAAGTCAAATAGTTTCGTTCACCCTTCCTACTCCAACGATAGGCTATTCTGAAGAGTACATGAACTCTCTTGTTCGTTCTTTAGAGATTTTCTTTGAGAGAGAGCAAGAAGAGGGTAATATTAGGGGGTCAACGCTTATTTTAACTAGATTGCCTACAAGTGGAGCTAATCTCTTCAATGGTGAAGTTTATGTTGATGAAACCGGGTTTTTAAAGATTGTCCGTTCAGAGGATAATTTTACGCCGTCTTTGTCGGGGGCCGCTGGTTCGGTGACGGTAGTTATTTCTTAGGAGTTTGTTATGCCAGTACTATATCCTCACGCGCAAAAGCAGCCGTTGCTTGATCCAAAGCAGCTTCCCATTCAGATAAATGCGCCAGCATCTCCCGAAGAAGAAGGGCCTGCGTTGGGCGGGTTGATGGCCGAGGTGGATGGTCGGGATCAAGCCCAAGAGGCCATCGGGTCGGCGCTACGGGCAGCAACGGATGATGATATAATGTCTGGCCTGTCTGGCCTGTCTGGTTTGTCCTCTCTGTCCCCTTACCAGCTACCGGGGCTTCCACCGCGAGGTACTTTCGGCGGCGCATTTTTTAATTTAGCGAGAAACGCTAGGCGACCGAGCGACGGGCTTACGTTAAATGATTTTCTCCTTCAACGTCAGCGTCAAGCTTCAGGCAGCGATAGTGTTGAGGCTCCTGCACCGCAGGACGCCGTTTCTATGGAGAAAGCGCTGCCCAGTGATGCTGAGGTGGTTGTTGAAATGAATGAAGGTGGGTTAGTTGGGCGGGGGCAAATAAGGTATCCTCACACAGAAGTAGCTAGGTCACTAATGAGTCAGGTTCCAGATGCCGCAATGGGTCAAGCCTCAGGTATTACATTGCCTGTCCCTTACCAAGAGCCAAGGCTTCCACTGTTACCGCGAGGTCTTTATAGTGTTTTTGACCCAAACGCTCCTGCTGTGTCCCCTTACCAAGAGCCAAGGCTTCCACTGTTACCGAGGGGTCTTTATAGTGTTTTTGACCCAAACGCTCCTGCCCCCGCGACAATGGGTCAAGCCTCAGGTATTACATTGCCTGAGTTTCGTGAGCAAAATCCTTTTATTGCGGAGCTGGAAAGGAGTGGCGTAATTAGCTTATCGCTTCCCCAGTATCCTAGCGCTGATGCAGCTACGGGAGCTAGACGGCTTGAACGCGAACAGGCTCAAATGGCCCCCGTTGTTCCTGCCCAAGAAGCAGCTATGCCCGTCCAAGAAGCTCCTGCGGTTCGGGCTTTACCCGGTGACGCTGAAGCAGCCGTTGTCATGAAAAACGGCGGCTTAGTTAAGCAGGCGCAGAGGCTACAAGGCAAAGGCCGTCATGGTGATTCTATATTGGTTCACATGAACCCTCAAGAATATCAAGCGATGGCATCTTTAGGCGGCTTGGGTGGTCTTTCGGCTAATCAAGTTACAATCAATCCAGACACTGGCCTGCCAGAGATGTTCTCATTCAAGAACATTCTTCCTACGATTGCTGGCCTTGCTGGTGCGGCGTTTGGCCTGCCGACTTGGGCTGTTGCTCTAGGAACGGGCGCTACAACAGCGATTACGACTGGCGATATTGGCAAAGGTTTAATGGCAGGTCTTGGTTCTTATGCTCTTGGTAGCTTGGCAGACAGCTTTGGCTCTAGCGCTGCTAATGTGGGAGCAGAAACCGCTGTTAGAGATGCACTTAATGCGCCTCAGGTTCTGAGTAGCGGTGCTGCGGATGTTGGTGCTTCTGCAGTTGGCGCTGCGGATATTGGTGCTTCTGCAGTTGGCGCTGGGGAAGGTGCGGTTAACATACCCGGTATCACAGATAGCGCTGGTCAATTTTTACCAAACGCACCAATTGATGTTTCAACTTTTCAACGCTTGGCACCCACACCGCGTATTGCTGGGGAAGTTTTTCCTAGCGGTGCTCAATTAGCTGACACATCTACGATGTTAGATTTTACTGGTGTAGCTCCACCTACTGGCGTAGCTCCACCTATTGGCGTAGCTCCACCACCACCAGTTCCAACAGCGGGCCTCCCAAGTACAGCGAATGTTTTGGTTGGTGGCGGTCGACCAATGATTAATCCTCCCCCTCCCCCCGCTACTACATCTTTCCTCGACCCGAATATACCCAGTCCAAATATAGCTGATGGTCGGCTTACTGGGACTGGCGCTGACGCTCTTTCTAAGGGAGCCAGTGAAAATTTGATAAGAAGCGGTTCTAGGTTCCGTAATTTAGTAGACCCACGAATTAGCCCCGATGCTGCTTCAGTGCGGGAAAGTCTAGCGGCTTCTTTCAAGGGTGCCACCCCTAAAAGTGCCACCGCTAATGTGGGGCGCACTTTGTATGAATCTGCTGCTAGTCCTTTCCAAACTGGCGTTGAAGGTGTTCCAACCAAGTTCGACCTTATAGGTGAGGGGATTTCTAATATAGGCGAGGAAGGTTTCCCCGGATACTTTGAGACTGCCGCCAAAGGACTTGGTGGCCTTGGCCTGTCGGCTGCTGGCGCTGGGTTTTTTGATCCAGAGCCGATTGAGTATGGTGCTATTCCCCGCAGGCGCACATATCAGATGCCTGACATTGCACCCTTGAATAGAACGGTCAATCTAGAAGGCTTTGATGCATCTAAGGCGGGTATTGATCCCCAGTTTCGTTTCTTTGCTAAGGACGGCAAGAAAGGCAGTCTAGACACTGTACACGCTCAGTCTGGCTACTCTGATGTCTCTATGGCGCAGATGGGCCGTCCTAATCAAGTTCAGGGCGCGATGGCGCAGCAAGGCACTCCTCAAACGGCGCAAATGAGGTCTGCAATTATGAAGGCAGCGCAAGAAGTGGCTTCAAATGTTGCACCTAAACCTGTCGCTGCCCCTGCCCCAAGGGCTGTCGGATTAAACCCCAATGCGGCGGTAAACGCTTTGTTTGGCTCTAATCAGAACGTCAGAATGCAAGAGGGCGGCGTTCCTTCTGAGGCAATGACAGCCCAAGAAGGCATCATGGAGATTGCCTCTGAAGAGGTTAAAGATAACCTGAACGAGCGTATGTCCGTAACTCCTGACGTTAGCCAGCCTCAAAACGTGGAAGAGAGGGCAATATATGACCGCGCAATGTTAGCGGTTCAGGGTATGCTTGAGCCTGAGGAAGCCCAAATGGCGATTGAGGAGTTTATCGAGACTTTTGGCCCTGAAGCGTATAATATGATTTCAGAATTAGCCCGTAATCCAAGGGATGAAGGGGGCATTGTGAAGCCAGCTAATGGCGGTACCACAATCGCTAACGGAGCAATGCAAGGAGAGGATATTATAGCCGGTAAAATTGTTGATCCCGATACCGGAGAAGAGACAGCAAATCTTCGCGTTGGTGAAAATGAGTATATTGAGACAGCAGATAGTTTATCTCGGAGAGCGATGGCAGCGGGATTGCCGGGAACTCCTGAAAATGGTGCGCGTGTAAGGGGAATGGAAGAGGAGCAATTGCGTCAAGCATTTGGATAGTATGAAGGTATCGTTAGTTGACCCTAACTATGTCAGTGCTATCTGGAAGGAGGTCGAGCCAATACTAGGTAAGTCCATTCACACGGCTCATGGTCGTTACACGATGGATGATATCCTACGGGAAATCGTTAATTTCGAGCAACATCTGTGGATCGTTTTTAACGATGATAAAAACATTATCGCGTCTTTAACAACGCGATTTATTTTTTACCCCAGAAAGAAAATGTTGGCTGGTCAATTTCTAGGTGGTGTTAAAATTATGAGATGGCGTGATCCAATGTTGGAGACGCTAGAGAGATGGGCGATAGATAATGACTGTGACGGCCTTGAGATGACGGGCCGAAATGGTTTTGAAAAGGTTTTAGGGCCTCATGGATGGACGCCAGAATATGTTGTATTTGAAAAGATGTTTAAAGGAGATGATTGATGGGTAAAGGCGGCGGCGGCGGTGGTGGTCAACAACCTCCAGCACCCGCAAGTGTGTCCACAAGCACATCCGGGTTGCCTGATTATGTTGAACCATTTTTTACCAAGCTTTTGGAGAGGGCTGAGGCCGTTTCTACAGAAGATTATATACCTATTCCTACTCAAAGAATTGCTGGTTTTGATCCATTACAGACCGAATCCTTTGATACCGCAGCAGCGGTTGCCCGTAGCGGCGTACCGGAAGAGCTAGGTGCCGCAAGAGCACGTTATCAACAAGCGATGGATTTCCAACCCGGCTATACTCCGGGTGTAGCTCAGGGCGGTGATTTTACTGCTTCCGGCGTAGCGGAACAGTATATGAATCCATTCATTGAGAACGTAATAGATGTTCAGCAAGCTCGCGCTCGCAGGCAATTTGAAGAGCAGACTGATCCCGGTATTGCAGATCAGGCAGTTAGGGCTGGCGCTTTCGGCGGCTCTAGAGAGGGCATTGCTAGAGGTCTTGCCCGTTCTCGCCTTGAAGACAGGCTTGGTGATCTTGAGGCAACCCAACGTGCTCAAGCATTTGAGCAAGCCCAAAGGGCGTTTGACGCAGATCAAATGCGCGGGTTAAGGGCGTTTGGGATGACTGAAGAAGCCGCTCAACAGGCTGCTAGATTGGGGCTTGCTGGAGAGCAAGTTGGAATGACTGCGGCACAGAGGGCGGCGGCTCTTGGTGAAGGAGAGCAGGCCCTAGAATTGCGTCAGGCTGATGTTCTTCGGCAGATTGGTGAGCAACAGCAAGCGTTTGATCAACAACAGCTTGATATTGCAACCTCTGACTTTATTTCAGAGCGAGATTTCCCTCGTCAGCAGATAGCTTACATGGGTGGTGTGCTGCACGGTGTGCCTGTTAGCCCGATTAGTGAGAGTTCTGTTTTCCAAGCGCAACCCAGTTCTGCACAACAAATGCTTGGCTTTGGTTTGGGCGGTCTCGGTTTAGCCAAGAGTATATTTAGTTAGGGGTATATTATGAGTCTTGCCAATTTATCGATCATCGAAAAAGATGATCTTATTAAGAAAATGCCGAAAGACGCATTAAAGCGTGAACTCCGCGATCCCACAGGAAACCTACCCCTCTACATGATTGCCGCTCGATTAAAAGAAGTCGAGACTATGGAGAAAGAGTTTCAGGCAAAACGATTCGCTCAAGAAGCTCAAGGCGAAGAGCCTACAATAGCGCATCGTTTGGCAAGAGAAGTTATGCCTCAAGCGCCCATTTCAGGTATGGCAGCTATGCCGTCCCCACAACAACGTCCTGATCCCCAAGGCCAAATGGCGCAACAGCTTGCTGGACCGCAAAATCCGATGCCTACTGTTTATGCTCAATCTGGTTTGAAGGGCGCGTATCCGGGTGATGCTCCGCGTGTTACGGCAGAGATGTTAGCGGCAGCGGCTCGTCGCAGGAAAGATAAGGGCAAGTCAAGGCTATATAATCAGGATCGTAAATCATCCTTTGAGGAGACAATTAAAAAGGGCGCTTCTCCAGCGACTCAAATGGCTGCTATGTTTGGCATTCCATCTGCTATAGCTCGTCAAGAAGAGCGTGTGTATGGGGGTTTAGATACGTTGCCTCCTTTTCAGTCTGAGTACAACGCACTGGCTCTGCGGTCCAAGGGTTTTACATCTCCAACCAGAACGCTTTCGCCGGGTAAGGGCAGTGAAGATGCTTCTGGTCTAGATTATTTAAAAATAATGAAAAGTATCACTGGTGACAGTGATGACTTGCCAACTGTGTTCACTAGAAATGGGTATGATCCGAATGAATTTATTGATAGAGGGGATGGCACATTAGTTTCAATGAGAGAGCTTATGGGCGGGATCATTGATGAGGATGAGCCAGTACCTCCTTTAGTAAAAATGCAAGAAGGTTTTCCTCTTAAAATGGGAAAGCGCCCCGCCCCGCCGTCATTAGGTTTAGTCAACAATCAACCTTTTGGGGCCGGACTAGCGGATGCTTCCAATGCAAGTCCAAGAACATCTCAAGCTCTCAGAGGAGCACCTAGAGGTCGAACCTTAGGGGACATGATGAGTGAGGTTCCCGAAGAGATGAGGTCTGTTATAGACAGAAGAACGGGGGAGACAAGAGAGATTCCCTTAAATACCGTTGAACGATTGGGCAGTGCCCTGTTTTCTGGTGATCAATCGGGTAAAAATTTTAATAAGACGGCGGCAATTATAGAGAATCAAGACCTTTCTTCTCCCCTTTCTTCTCCGCCGACTGTTAGTATGGGGGACGCAGTTACTGTTGAAAAAACAACAAGCTCGTCTCCGAGCGCTGTTCCGAGCGCTGCTCCGGGCGTTACTCCTAGCGCTGTTCGGGACGCTGGGATGGTTCTTCCAAGGACAAGCGTACCCGGTCCTAGTCAGCTTTTAGGCTCAGGGGCCAAAGCCGTTGAGATTGGCGATGTTGGTACAATAAAAGGTTTCCATGACATATATAGCGGTCTTCTGCCCGACAACTCAGAGGCTAGAAAGAAAATCACCAAAGACCTTGAGGCTACGTTCAAAGAAGAGAAGGAAAGAGACGCCGTCCCTAAAGGCTTGAGGGATATTCGATCAGAATATGAAAATAGAATTAAAGCTCTCGATAACAGTGGATTGCCATTCATGACGGCAGCGGCTGCTGTGCTAAAGGGTAACCAGCCAACTCTTGTTGCGTTAACAAACGCTATGATTGGATACACGGCTGGCAATGAGCAGGTGAAAAAGCAGGGCCTGTCTTTGATCAAAGATATGTCTAAGCTAGACATGGACATTGCAACGCTTGACGCCGCTCAGAGAGAACAGGCTAGAAAAGCTCAAGTTAGGCTAATGCAAGCCAGAGAGGCTGAGATAAAGGGGGATGAAGACAGGGCCGCAAAAACCTTGGAGTTGGCAGGGAAGGCCCGTGCTTCTGCACAGGCTTTGGCGGTAGAGAAGGCCAAGATTGAGAGCGCTGCGGAAAATAGAGCAACTCAATTAGCTGTAGCTACAGTTAAAACGGATGCTGACCGAAGGGCGGTTGATGAGCTAACAACCGCTAATTTTGCCATTTTGAGGGCAGACCCCAAAAACAAAGGCAAGTCTGATGAGTTGCTTAGAGCGGAGGCTATTAAGGCTTCTGTAATGGCTATTCAGGGCAGGGCAACAAGTTCATTTGCCGCTATGGCGGCAGATAGGGCGGCACAAGATCAAAGGAATCAATTAACAGGACTAGCTGATAGGTTTTATAATGACTATTTCAAAAACGCTGGTCCCAACGAACGAATAAGGCTTTCAAATATAGATGGTGCTCCTAAAAAAGCCTCCTTACGAGAGTTGCTTGAATGGGGCGTTCGCACTGGCAATGTTACTCTTCCTGCTGATATGGATAAACAACTAAAAGGCATGATTGAGCAGAGGGCAGGGAAGCAAGCTCAAGGTGGGGGTCAGGCTGGTCAACGCCCCGTTCCTTACTCGTCTCTTAACCAGTAGGAAAATTTTTTATGGACGTAACTCTTCCTAATGGTCGTGTAATTACGGGAGTTCCAGAAGGCACAACCCAAAGTCAACTTAGAGAACTGGCTATAAAAAACAATTTAGCCAAGCCAGAAGATTTCCCCGAAGAGCCGGGATTCTTCGATAACGTAGGTGACTTGGGAGACCTTGTTAGAGGCGCTGGTTACGGGGTTACTTCTTTGCCTGCCCTTGCAGTTGAGGGTGTAGGCGCTCTTGGCTATTCTTTGGGTTTATCCGACGATCTATCTGAGAATGAGCTTGTTCAATGGGGCAGGGAGTCTCAAAAAGGTTTGAGGGAGTTTTTTGGCGGCGACGAGGGAACCAAAGCATATGGTCTTGGTAACGCCCTTGGGTCATTTGCCAGCTTCTTTATTCCCGGCCTTGGTCAGGCAGGTCTGGCTGCTAGAGGATTAAGCGCAGCAGGAAGGGTGGTTGGGACTGGCGGCACAACAGCATTAGCCGTTGGCGCTGGCGCTGGAGATCAAGCAGAGCGTATTCTTAATCTGTATGAGAAGGAAGGTAATAAGTATCCTGCCGCTGAAGAAAATTTAAAACAAGCTATACTGTTGGGTGGTGGAATTGGTTTGAGTGAACTCGCCCCTGTTAGGATGGTGGGAAAAATATTATCCAAGGGAATACCCAAATCAGTACCCTCAGAGACCAGAAACAAAATCTTGGGCGATGCCGCTAATATTTTGTTTAAAACAAGGCCGCGAAGGATAGCGTCAGTAGGTATTGGTGAGGGAACGCAGGAAGCGTTTGCTGGCTATCTTCAGGATTTAACAGAAAAAGGATTGTACAATCCTAATTTAGAGGTTGGCGAATCAGCTATGGCTGATTTTGGGTATGGTGCCAGCGCAGGCGCTATATTCCAAGGTGGCTTAGAGCTTATGGTTCCGGGTCTACGCAATCGTAGAAGAATTCAACAACAAGAAGAAGAAAGACAAGAAGCAGAAAAGCTTCAGGTAGCGGCGCAAAGAGAAGAGGAAGTTAGAGAACTTGGCCCTGCTGGACAAGCAGATGCTTTGCCGTTGGCGCTACCAGCGCCGGAACCTCCTAAGCCCACGCTTCTTCTGGAGGATTTGAGTGAAGCCAGCGATACACTCATCAATGAGGGCGAGGATGTTGCGCCTCTTGTTGAGCAGACGCTATCTGATTTCGCGGGTGATCTTCCTTTGTCGTTCAATCGTGGCGCAATTGTGGCGGCTGATGAGCTTGGCACACCTGATGCTTATGAAGTTAGCACCACCAACAAGGGTTCTTTCGTTCAATCAAAACAGGGCGTCAAAGTTTCGCCTTATTTCGCAACCACTCAACAGGCTGCTGAATTTAGAGACGGTATTAATTTAGGGGTCAATGATCTTCTTGAGACACAAGACAGGGCAGAGACCAACCGTTTAGCAGCCGAAGCAATCAAGGGTGCGGGTTACGGACCTGATTCGGCCAATGTTTCAACGGGAGCTTTGTTAGACGCCGCTCGCAAGACACAGGTTACGGACAGTATACCTGTATCGGACTTGCCCGGTGACACGGTTACCCAATTAAACGCAAGGCGCGTACAAACTGGTCAACGCACATTTAGCCCGGACGATCTCTTAACGCCGGGTGATTTAGCGGAAGCTGGCGTCTCTGAAGAGATTATATCTCAGGTAGCCCCGTCATCCTCTCTTGAGGTAACGCCTGATGATGTCCTATCCCTTGCTGAACAAAAGAATATTATGGTTGAGGATGCTGGCTTTGAGCGCTTTGCACAGCGTTTGATAGGCAGCGCTCGCATCGATAGCCCAAGCGTATCGCCGGGTCAGCTAGGTTATCTGTATGAAACGATTGAACAGATGCCAGCGCTTCCGGGTGATGGGCCTCAGCGTCTGCCTGTGATTAAGAAGCCAGAGTTTTCTGGCACCCAATATGCTGCCGTTGTTTCTCTGGCAAAACGTAAGGGCCAAAATGGCATTCTAAAGTCTGACATTAATAAATCCTTGGACCTGAAGCGTGGCGCTCCAACCGAGTCTATTATCAATTCTGCTGTAGATCGTGGTGATCTTATAGAGCATCCCACTAGAAAGAATAGGTGGATGAGCCGCTCTGTATATGATGCAGAGGCCCGTGATCTAGATAGTCCACTTAGGCGCGGTGAGCAAATAGAGGGTGAGGCTAGAAGGCAAGAAGCGGAAGAGGCAAGAAGGAGAGAAACCCTTGCTGACTTCACTCTTGGTCCCGGCATACAAATTCCGCGTGACAGAGCGCCCGGTGATACAAGGTCAATACCCGAAGCAAGTCGGGACTTTAAAAATCGCATAGAAAACTCAACTGTCAAGACAGACGCTCAACTCAGAATGGACGATATTAATCAGTCCATAGGTGAGGAGTTAAAGAGGTTCCAAAAAATACTGCCCAAGGGGATGAAGATTGGGGAGGATATACAGGTTAAGCTGGTTGATTCTTTGGGTGAGGGGCGCGAGGGTGCCGCTGCTGACCCCGTAGACGGTAAGGTTGTAATATCTCTTGCCTTAGACTTAGCTAATATAGGCGCGAAAACAACGACTGAGGTTAAAAATAACCTAAAGGGTGTTCTTAATCATGAAGTTATACACGCCCTTAGAGCACTTGGTGTTCTTACCGATGCCGACTTTGCCATTCTAGAGAAGTATGCAAAAAATAATAAGCGCAAGGGTGACGCTTTAACATTCTACGAAGATATCGCAGGTAGGTACACAAAATACTATGAAGAGACGTTTGGAAATCCCCCGACAGAAGAGCTTTTAGTCGAAGAATCTATTGCTGATGCGTTTAGGTATTGGGCAGATGGTAATGTGAAGTTGACAGGCAAGCCCAGAAGCTTGTTCAACCGTATTGTTGATTTCTTTAAATCCCTATCAAACGGCTTCACAAATGCAGACATTATATCTGCCGAGCAAATGTTTGATAATCTGCGTTCTCCTCTAGGCGCTAGACAAAGGGACGTAGAAGTCGGATTACAGGCTCCAGACGCTCCACCTGACGCTGTTGGTGATCAACCCCCAGATGCCCCACCTAGAGATGTTGGCGTTCAGGCTCCAGATGCCCCGGCAGATGCGGTGGCTGACCCTGAGAGCGTCAAGTATTCCTTGTATCCTGTTCAGCTAGACAGAGTTGCTCGTCGCATAGTAGGCGCTGACACAATCCAAGAGGGCACTTTTAGAAGGCGTGTCAGGGCGTCTGATGTTTCGCGTGAGATGCTTTCTCGCTTTATAAGGAGGCGTTTGTCCAGAGATGAGGAAAGCGCTCTAGATAGGCAAAAAGCCACTATAGAGGGTAAGTATTCATTAGCCCGTAAACCTGTAGACCCAAAAGACCCAGTCTTCTCTGCTAAAAACTCTGAGCACGATGACGCTGAGGTCGCTGGGAAGCGTGTTGGCCCCCGTAGCAGGCCCCGCCGCTTGTCTATTCTTGACATTCTTTACAACGACGATTTCGCGGAGCGCACGGGAAATACTGTGGGCTACGTCTCTCGTCTTCTCAACTCTAGGGCCAAAAGAGTTCTTGGCAATAAAATTGGTAAAGAGGGCGTCCTTATCGAGAACGATACAAGTTATGATGGCTTGATATCTGATGTTCTTGCTGGTGAAGCGCTTGCTGCCCTGAGAAAGACTGGCAACGCAGCTAACTGGTACAGTGAGAGTGTTGGTGAGGCTGTTGATGTTGCGGCTGAGTTGTATCCTGAAATTAAGACCGATCCCGATGCACGGTTTGCGTTCCTAGCGGCTCTTTCTGTAACCAGTCAAAACACGCCTGTTATGGAGAACTCTGTCTACACTACAGAGGTGTATGACTATTACCGAGAGAATGGTCGTTTCCCTGAATATGCAAAGGGCAAACACGGGCCTTCGATGCGCGACAACTTTATTATGCTCAATGATCTTCTTGATAAAATGGGGCCACAAGGTATTAAGGAGCTATTCGATAAACAGTTTACGGTTAAGGGGCTGAAAGACGCAGGCTATAAGCCACCCAGCGGAGAAAACGTAGACACTGTTGTTTATGGGTCTTTCCTTTTAGGGCCAAAGATTGGGCAGGGTTTTTATCAAAACTTAAACGGGAACTTTGAGCCAGTAACTATCGATATGTGGTTGATGCGAACCATTGGCCGTCTAACTGGTCGATTGATTGGTAAGCCGGATTTGATAGGCCCACAAGCTGATCGCCTTATAAAAGGTCTCCAAGCCGATCCTGAGAAGCGTGGGGATAATTTCTTAATATCATCTGTGTTTGACGCTAAGTCTACTTTAGATGTTGATGCTCTCGTTGAGATAGCTGATGAATTGCGTCGAGAGCATGATCGTTTGTTTCGGACGCCTGAAATACGCGCTCTTTATGAGCGGGAAGAGTATAATAAGCCAGAGTGGGCCAAAGCTGCTGAGGCTATTGTAACGCAACAAAACAAACCTCAGGATGCGCCTTCTGGGGGCAACTTTCGCAACGCTGTTCGTCGTATAATAGATAAAACCCGTAAAAAGTTGGTGGACAGCGGGTATGATGTAACAAACGCCGATCTTCAGGCTATTCTTTGGTATCCAGAGAAGAACCTCTACAAGAAGCTGGGTGTTCGCACAAAAGAAAACTTGAACATTGATTATGCTCAAGCGTTTAAAAAAATCATAAATGAAGGAGTTGAATTAGATGCCAAAGGAAATGTTTTACAGACCGTGGGGAGAGGGGGCAGAGGAGACGCCGTCGATGTCGCGGGAAGAGATAGGGAAGATGACAGACAACCTAGCGAAGCTGATGGAGCGCGAACGAAGTTCTCCCTCGCAAGGCCAAACGAAACGCTCTTAAACTTCATCAAATCTAACCCTGAAGGGTTTACCGTCACCGTAGATGGTCAGCCTGCCCCTGAGGGTTATGCTGTTGCTCCTATTAAAGACGCGGAGATGACAATTAAGGCGTCCGAGCTTAATGAAAATACCGTTAACGAATATGCCGATATGCTGTTTGACGTATCACAAGCAACAGGCAATAAGGTCTACGCTGGCGGTTGGCTCAATAAGGACGATAATCTTTATTATCTTGACGCAGTCAACATTTACAATGAACTTGACACTGCGCTCTATATTGCCAATAGTGCAGATCAGATCGCAATATTTGACTTGAGGACATTCAATGAAATCAGAACGCCAGACGGAATCGAACAACTTAAACAATCTGGAACTTACAGCGATAACGCCAGAGATGACGCGAGAAGAAGTTCGGACGAGGCTGCTCAACGCTTTAGAGAAATCAGGTCTCAAGATAGACAGAAGTTCTCCCTCGCAAGAAACATAGAGACCCAGCGGGGTAATCTAAATAGATACCTAAAGGCAATTGGCGCTCCAACTTCAGCTTTCGTTGGACGCCCGTTGTCTCCAGAAGATGACGCAGGCTATTACCCACGTCTTGTCATCACTGACCCAGATGGCAAGGGGCAGTCTGCCGATGTTTTTGTTCCAAACGGTTTTGATAGAGTAATAGAAGACCCGGCAAAAGCAGAAAGATCAGTCGGCTTTGGCGCAGCGCATTACGAGAAACATCAAGCGAAAGTTCCCGTCCATACATACGGAGCCTACGGTAACGTAGAGGACTTAGCTAGGGCAGCCCTCAAAGCGTACTGGCCTTTCCGCAATAATCCTAAGGCTGGCGGCTTCGATGTGAAGAAGCAAAGCGGCCCCACAGGCAATAGTCGATACAGGCTTGAGTGGAAGAGTGAAGACTTCGGCTATCCTGCTGTCTTTGTATTCGAGCCTGTATACTACGATGTTCTTAGCCCCAGATTCGTAAGAGAGAACCCAAAATTTGCTGGCCGTCAGACCGCCCAACTAGTGACATCATTCATTGGCCCGTCAGATAAAGTTAAAAATATTCCAATAGCGCAACCTGCTATATCTGTTGATCCTGACAGAACGCTAGAAGTGCAGAAGGCTGTAGATAGGGGTGTGAATGACGCCATCAACCCGCCAGAAGCAAGAAAAGTAGAGCGAGAAATACTCAGCCTAAAAAGCAAGTTTAGCTTGAGGCGTCAAGACAACGGTCTGACGCAAGATCAAAAGCGTCTTGTCAAAGAAAAGTTTAACGAGGAAAAGAACGAGACTTTCTTTGAGAAGATTATGGGCAGCATGAAGATGAATGATCCGCGAGATCGTTCGATCTGGTTGCGTATGAAAATAGCTTTTCAAGATCAGTACGGTAGTAGTAGATACATGGCTGGGAAGGCTGATGAGATACAGAAGATGTCTGTCGAATCTCATGCTTGGACAGCATTTTCTCAACTTGAGAGATCAAAGGGGGTGTCAGCCGCCGCTATTACAAAAGGCCCGTTGATTAGAAGCGGTGGTGTCATCACTGCGTTGAACGAGAAGCTGATCAACGATAGCCCTGACCCTGCTGCTAAACGACAGTACGAGGAAGCTTTCGAGAGATTGCAGAGAGAGACGAGGATTGATGACTATGTTGATGCAACAACCGGAGAGAGGATTGTACTAGAATACAATGACCCAAAAGACCTAAAAGGTTTAGCAGAGATATTTGCAGAGCTTGATCAAAATCAAATGCTGGCTACCTTCCAGCTATACGCTGCTGGTCGCCGCGCACAACGCTTGAAGCAGGAGGGCAGAGAGAATCTGTTTACAGATGCTGAAATAGAAACTGCCATACAAGCAGGGGTTAAAAATCCGGCTGTTGAGAGAGCGTATCGTGAGTATCAATTGTGGAACAAATCTTTAGTAAATATGATGCGCGATACGGGCGTTATCAGCGCAGAGGCCGCTGAACTGTGGACGCAGAACGCCGATTATCTGCCGTTTTACCGTCAGGCGTATGATGATGCTGGCTCATTGTATGATGTTATTAATCCAGATTTAGATAAGGCTGGAGATTTAGATCAAGTATCTAACGATCCTAACAACAAAGTCTTTGAAAATATGTATGGCATACCAGCCCCTAAAGAGTTGAAAGGTGGCAAGCCAGCGTTCATGATTTTGGTTAATAACACCGCAACTGAAAAAGCTTACACAACTTACGATAGCGCAAAAGCGCGAGCCGACATTCTTCGCAAGATGAATAAGGGCGCGAAGGTACGGGTGGTAAAAACAAGTCAAAGGATCGAAAGCCCTCTTGACAACATACTTCGTAATTTAGATGCGGCTGTTCACGCCTCGCTCGCAAACGTGGCCGCTTCCAGAGCGGTTAGAGATTTACATAAGCTGGATATGGCGCGTCGATTGGGACGCGCTCCAGCTTCTCCCAGCGCTGACACGGTGGGCATAAGAGTTGACGGGAAAACTGTTTATTACAACGTGGATGATCCGTACCTCCTCAATGCAATGAAATCAAGTGGGGAGTTCTCGCTGGGCTTCTTCGACATACTAACCACACCGGCAAAAGTGCTTAGGGCGCTTATAACAAAAGAACCCGGATTTATGCTCGCTAACTTACTGAGGGATTCTATGTCATCATGGATGAGTTCTGGAATTACAACAGTTCCCGGTCCCGGTACGGCTGTAGGCTTGGCTAAGGCCATTATGGGGAGCGCAGAAGCTGAAGCGTTAGAGGCTGTTGGTTTTGTTGGAGGTTATGATAATCAAAGAGATAAACGCGCAGAGAAGATTTTTAAACAACAACGCAGAAGCCCTCTTAATCCAGCTAAATGGTGGGACACTCTCGACAAGTTGACAATGGCATCCGATACAGCCACTAGAGTTGCTGTGTATAACAGGGTTTTAGAAACCACACAGAACCCAACCGCTGCTATGTTTGAGGCTTTAGAGGTGATTAACTTCAGTCGTCGCGGTGCCAATCCAGTCGTTAACGCATTAACTGCTATGATACCGTTCCTGAACGCTAGAATTCAGGGCCTAGATGTTATGTATAGAGGCTATCACGGCAAGGTTGGCACCGAGACCACCATGACACAACAGGAGCGAAAAAAGAGGTTTATGTATAGGTTCCTCACTTTCGTTGCTGTGAATGCAATGTATTCGTTCTGGCTTATGTCAGAGGATGAAGAAGAGAACCCGTGGTATTATAACGCAAACGAAACAGACAAGGATATGAACTGGATCATTAGCCCTCGCTGGCTTGGGATTGATTCAGACTTTGTTTCTGCATTTAAAGCCCCGATACCTTTCGAGCTTGGTGTTATTGGAAAAGTTATACCTGAGCGGATAATAAGAAGTTTAGCGGATAAAACGGACCAACCAGATAACTTGAGGTCTATAACGCGCCATGTAACGGGTACGTTTGCCGTTCAGTTCCCTCAAGCCATGATGCCTTTGTTTGAAACAATAACTAATTATGATTTCTATACCGGCAAACCTATCGTGCCATATTTTCAGGGCAGGACAGAAGGTTTTGCGGCTGATCCAACAACCGCCTCGCCTTTGGCATTAGCTGCATCTCAACATCTTGCTGATATGAACATAGATTTTCAGCCTAGAAAAATTGATCACCTAGTTAGGGGGTATCTAGGCACTGTTGGATCGTATGCTCTACTCGCATCTGACGGCGTCATGCGTAACTATCTAGGCCTTCCTGCGCCTGCCGATAAAAGGCCAGATCAATATCCTGTTCTTAGCAGGTTCTTACAAGAGAGAGCAGGGACCGGGCCTGTCGAAGCCTTTTATCAGCTTGCCAATGAAGTAGATCTATTTACAAAGACGCTTGCTAGTTTAGACAAGCAAGGCCGCGCAGATGATTGGTATGAGCGAGCGAAAAGAAACGAAGGTCTTTTGGATGTTGCTGGTGATGTAAAGATAATATCAAAGGAACTGTCTGAGTTGCGTAAACTCAGAAGACAAGTTGATATCGATCCGATTATGCCAGCCAGTGAAAAGAAAGAAATGTTCATTAAAATCCAAGAAATGATGAATGAGATAGTTTCTTATTACGGAGAACGTAAATCAGAGTATATGAGGAGAACAGATTAGTGGATTGGTCAAAATACCCTAACTTCTCCCCTGACGAGTTTCGTTGTCAGCATTGTGTCACTGCACAATGTGGTGCTAATGACTTAGTTATCAGTGAGCAGTTAATGGATGTTATGCAATCTATTAGAGATGAGTACGGACAGTCTATGCGAATAACATCTGGCTATAGATGTCCACTTCATCCCATCGAAGAGAGAAAAAGTTCACCGGGTGTACATTCAACTGGCATGGCGTGTGATGTCGGCGTATCTGGAAAAGATGCGTATGATCTGTTAAAGTTAATCTGTGCAGATGACCGGGTGAAGGGTATCGGCGTTAACCAGAAAGGCAACGCTAGGTTTCTGCATATAGATGTAAAAGAGGACAGCCCGCGCCCCAATATTTGGTCTTATTAGGAGATGAGCATGAAGTATTTTCAAAAACTATGTCATTGGGTAGATAATCGAGCTAGAGAAATTACGACTTGGTCTGGTATTGGGGTCATTTTGATTTCCTTGGGGGCCTTACTTGATTGGAAATTACTGTTAATCTTTGGCGCTTTAACTGGTGTTATCTCTATATTTTATAAGGAATACTGATGTCGCCAATATACGGCAGTAAATCCATTGATACAAACGACGACGGGGTTGTGACAGAGGGCGAAATCGCTGCATCTCAGGCAGAGATGGCAGAGGATAAGGCTGATGCCCAACGGCACATGGCATGGGTTGCCATGATTACGATGATTGTTTTTACTGCCGCCCTCTTTCTTCCTATCTTTCCAGACGGAAGAATAAAAGCCCTGTCAGACCTTTTTGGTTTATTCTATATAGGTATGGCGGGTGTAGTGGGTTCTTACATGGGTATGTCAGCGTGGATGGCTAAGAAAAAATGATTTCGTTGCTCGGCACATTATTAGGATTTAGCACCTCAATTATACCTGAGGTGCTTGGGTACTTTAAGCAAAGGCAGGCTAATGAGCAGGAACTGCGTATGCTTGAAGCAAAGGCCAAGTATGCCGATAAGCTGTCCGAGTTAAAGATAAAAGAGTTAGATGCTCAAGCAGACATATCTGAAGCGGAGAATATTTATAAACATGATCAGTCTCTCGAATCTGGTTCTTTTGTCAACGGTCTTAGGGGTTCTGTGCGCCCTGTCATTACTTATCTGTTCTTTGCCATGTTCGCGGCGGTCAAAGCAACGCTAATATATGCGTTAATAGCAAATCAAAATGTGGAATGGACGGTTGCAATACAAACCGCATGGGACCAAGACACAGCAGCGATATTTAGCGCTATAATGGCTTTCTGGTTTGGCAACAGGGCAATGAGTAAAGCTCGCGCTTCTCGGAGCAAGTCAGGTGATAAGTAGGTTTGCAAGGGTAGGATTTTTATTATCTATAATCTTGTCTGGTTGCGTTGCATCCCCTGATGCGCCCTCAGCTAACTCTGAGCCTACGAATTTTGCAATAGATAATTTGCCGGTAGTTACACAAGTTAAGGCAACAGCGCCGTGTTATGTGGATTCTGAGTTGCTTGGTCTTTTGTATGCTCAGAATTACACGATATTTAGTCAAATAATTAATAGCTCTAACGGGTATCTTCTTACAACATTTCAAAGAGAAATGGATGTCGCTGGGTATATGGTTGTTCTTAGAGCGCCTCCATTAGCGTGTGTTATCGCAATTGGGGTTGGTGTTTCGGGGGCATAAGATGGAATTAGACGCTCGCATGATAATCACCATAGCAGGTATGGCAGCTAGTGTGATTACGAGTTTTATTGTTGTCAGGCAGAAAGTCTCTGAACTAGAACAGAACCTTAAAGATTCTATTCAAAAATTGGCTAAACTAGACTCTCGACTTGATCGAAATGATAATGCAACAGATTTGGTCGGCCAAAGGATGGATGTTATTAGCGGAATGATGAGTCCAGACGCTAGAGAAAAATTGCATCGATCTCTTGAGAGGATGGACGTTTCTATAACCGCTTTGCGAAATGATGTTGACTCATTGAAGAAGATGCACAACGGGAAACATCCGAAGTTAGATTTATAGGTTAATTTTAACCCGTGGCTCTTTTTGTAGAAAAAATTTTACAACCCCTTTACAGAAAATATAACAAGTGGGGTACGCAAGAGATATATCCTGCCTCCCTGTTCTCAGGATCGTCTGATTTAGAGAATAGTTTCTCGGTGATACAGGCTGAGTATAAAGAGCTAATCAAGAGATACGACGACTTTGCTCCATTTCAGGAGATATCGCCCCATCAAATAGAAATATCCAATGATGATAAGTGGCGTTTATTTTTCTTGAAGGGGGCCAATATATGGTTCCCCAAGAACTGTGAGCAAATGCCTGAGACCGTTAAGATTATATCTGACCACTCAAGCATTATTAGTGCGTATGTTTCAGTGTTAGGGCCTCGCAAAGTTTTAAATCCACACGCAGGCCCGTATTCGGGCGTTCTGAGACTTCATCTGGCTCTAGATATACCGAATGAGAAGAAGTGTTATTTGATGGTGAATGGCAAGAAGTTGCACTGGGAGGAGGGTAAATGCGTATTGTTTGACGATACATATGAGCATACTGCTGTGAATGACACTGATGAGATCAGGTCTGTTTTATTCATTGATATCGTAAAACCTCTGCCGTTTCCAATAAATGTGCTAAACTGGTGTGTGATTAGGATGGCAAGATTGTTTTCCTACGTTAACATACCTTTAAAACGCCACAAGGAATGGCAAAAAATATTTTATGGAGATGGCAATGGCTAGAAATTACAAGAAAGAATATAAAAATTATCATTCTAAGCCGAAGCAAAAGGCAAACAGGAATTCTCGCAACAAAGCGAGGCGTAAGATGGTCAATTCTGGGAAGTTAAAAAAGGGAGATAAGAGAGATGTACATCACAGGGACGGCAACCCCCGTAACAATTCGTCCAAAAACCTTAGAGCGCGTTCAAAAAGCAAAAACAGGTCAAGACGCTAATCTATCGGATTGTCCGTGGTGCGGTCAGGCTACACGATTTGTCTATAAGAGAGCGCATATAGAGTGCGAATCCTGTCATCGCCCAGTAGCAGACTGCTGTGATGGTGAGCAACAGTGCTATTTGGCATAGAATAAAAGCAATAACAAGCTGTGTTATTACAAATATGTAGGACAAAGATACTATCACGGCTTGCTCTCCTCTAGTTTGTTGTGATATCTTTATTGTGACGCCTACTCTTAACTATATTGTAGTCAGTAGTGTCACCTCATGTTGCAGGAGAGCGGATTAGTCACCCGCTCTCCTTTTTCTTAAAGAGACCTCTCCACCCTATCAACAATTATGTCACCTAGAGTTTTGCCGTTGGCGTACTTCGGGTGAGTAAATTCCTTGCGAACTATTGAAAATATCTTTTCTCTGAGGTCGTTGTCGTTGTTATCCTCAACCTCACCGGGTGTTTCTAATATTTCTCGGACCAATGACGCTGCTGTCATGTTCCGCTCAAACGCTCTGTCCTTGATTTCCTCTATCAATCTAACGGGAAACACGATGTTCCATGTTCTGGATTTCTCATCCATCCGTCGTGGTCGATGCTTCTGTCCCGCCATCAATCTGCACTCCAACTATGGTTTCATAAATATCATTTGCCACCGCTGCATATCCCGCAATATCAACATGAGAATCATGCTTAGGTTTATTCATGCAACGAGCAAACTTGGTTAAGCTCATCATCATTGCAACATCATATGCCGTTAAAGGTTGACCGGCCCACTTTCTATTGGTGATCCAAACATTCCACAACGCTGCAATCCGCGTGTGGTTCAGTGTGGCGTCTCCATAATCATCATGTCGATCTCCACAAACCTTATCTGTTGCCTCTTCAAGTATTATTTTTTTATCATCGTGCATCACTCACCTCTCGTTTCAAATTGAGCTAATAAATCTACCCACGCAGCTTGTGCTCTGTCGTTGGATTTAAGCTCTGATCTGCTGTCAATCTCACAAAACTCTCTTACAGCAGCGATTGCGCTCTCCTCATCCGCTGTGAAAGCGAGGTCTTTGTTTACCAACCATTGCTGGAACGTATGATCTCGACAAAACATTCCTGCTTGATTAGATAGTTTCCTTCCTTCTTTCACACTCTCAGGCTCGATAATCTGTTCTTGCTCGTCTAATCGTGCCATCCCGATCATATACCGCGAACCAATTGGATCACTCATAAGATCAGGGGGAACATCATTTGGGTGGACAACCATTGTTACGGCTATGCCGTCCTTTGTTTGGCGAAGCGCGGTCTTTACCGCTTCAAATCCGTAACTTCGCTCTCGAATTTCGCTATCCATTCTTCTGGATCAACTCCTTGTTTGGCCCACCATCGTCTTTCGTTACCATCCATATGAAGCTCCATGTGATGAGGAGTACACAAAGGGACAGTCTTATCGTCCGGTACTTTGAGGGACATGGCGGCGGGTGCCGTGAACATTACATGATGAGCTACAGTGTAGGGAGAGCCGCATATTAAGCACGGCTCTTCCCTGACACGCGCTAACCATTTCTTAGAACGGTATCTCGTCATCAAGCTCAACTTCATCTGCTGGTGCTTGCTGCGGCTCTGGTTTCCTATATGGCTCTTGGAGCCACATAGAGAAGTACTGATCGCCGCTACGACTTTCCCACACGCGACCACCAACCTCTAGCTTAACGATCTCCTGCCCCTCAGTTTGGCGGCGTTTACTACGATCAGTTTCTCGATTCTTAAAAGCCTCCATAAGGAACTTTACGCAATCCTTTGTGATCTCAATATCGCCTGAGAAATCGGGTTGCTTGGGGTTGTGGTTACTTGCAAAGTCCAACCGGACATTCATGGTTTCTATCTTCCGCTTATTGCGAAAGAAGTTACCGCCACCAAAGTTTGCCTTCATTACGCTGCTACTCCTTCATACTGCTCACCCTTCTGGGCTGCTCCTTTAGCTGCCTTGAATATACCCATCACCTGCTTATGGTAAGATGGCGCATCCGAGGACAGCATTGAAACTACCTTTTTGTTCTTTAGGTAGAACCTTTCAATTGCCTTTACGCAATCATCGTTGCTCTCGTACATATCTTCGCCGCTGTAACCTTCTTCCGGTCCCGCTCCCCACTTATCGTGGATGCGCGGCATGAATGTCTCAAACACCTTGAGCACCACATCGAAGCTGTCACTTTCTGTTATATCAGCAAGCTTCGCATCCTCGTCCATCTCAACAATATCTGCGTGATGGTCTAGGAATTGAGAGCGGAACTCCTCTAATTTAACATTGGCTGGGTTAATTTTAACCTGAGGCTTTTCTTTCTGCACCTTTGGCTTCTTCGCCACCTCTTTGGGTGCTTTTTCCTGTGCTTCCTCGCCGTCGTTTGGCGGCAAATCTTCCCCAGCGTAGATGTAGTGGCCTAAGCCATGATACGAAATCGCCTTGGTTAGGCATCTTTGAAGTGAAGAGTTGACCGAAAAAGCATCTGGGTTTTTGACTGCTTTGTTCCGATAGTCGAGAACAGGCATCGTCTCGGTGACCTCTGCACCCTCAACAGTTACGCTAACCTTGACATAGGCGTAACCATTGGGGTCTGCCGCATACGGTAATCCATCGAAATAGTGTTTCTCGAAAGAAGCGTCAGGGAAATGCGTCTTGAGAATGCCCCACGCCCATGCCCATGACAGGTATGTCAACCCGTTTTTGTTCTCAACTTTATCAGCGCAGTCAATTTTGCTGAGGATGTCCCACGGTTTCTTTTTTGTCGTCATCTTTTGTCACCTTCTTCTGTTATAAATCTATTTCTGAAATATCGATGGCACATAAACGAGTTGCCGTGCCTGTTCCTCTTTCTGTTCCTCTTTCCGTCCCTCTCTCTGCTCCTCTTTATGCTCTTCTTTTTTACCTTCTAGCTTGTCTAGTCTCTCTCCTACCCGTTCAAACCTAGAATGGGTCACTATGTGAGATAAAGCTGAAGGCACTACTATATGTACGCAACCGCTGAAAATCATACACGCAACTATTAAAAATATTAATCTAACCATTGTTCACACCATGCGTTAACTCGACAATAATTATTAGAACAACGAACATACTCGGACCTTCTTTCTTCAACTCTCCTATCGTTTGTTTCTTTTGCAAAAGCCTCTGCCTCCTCTTTTGTATCAAACAGTTTTAATGCGCGTTTGTTTTTGCCCTTGTGCACAGCCCACTTACCGGGTCTTGTCCACCGTTCTTCATCCGTGCATTCTGGCAGACCTGAGAATTCTTTTTCCAACTCGGCAACTTTATGCAGCCTCACTCTCTCTCTCACAAACGCATCCTGCTCTTCCTCCGACCAAAGCGGAACATCAAGCTCCAAAATAGGCGCTGATGGATACCCTGCCCTTCTATCTGCATCAGCCTTTCGCCAGTCCCTCAACACGCCAATAACACTTAACGATCTAACTTTTAATCCCTTGGAGTGCCGCACCAAAAACGCATATACGTTAAGCTGCCTCTCCCAATCTGGGTGCCCGTCTTGCATGACCTTGTAAACACTTGTGCTCTTGAAGTCCTTGAGGTCAACAAGTCCATCATCCTCATACTGAAGATCGATAGCACCCGATATGAGAGTACCATCTACCGTATGAGACAACCTCTCTTCAGCAACATATGAATTGCTGCTGGCATTCTCAAAAACTTTATGTATCGCAGTGCCCATGACGCGATAAACTAACTCGCTAACATCCTCCGTAATATTGTGTGAGTGCTCTTGCCTCAATTGCGAAATTCTGGGAGAATCGATAAGCGTGGTAACGCGAATACCATCGATTCTTTCCGGTGAACCCTCGAACTCTGTCAATGCTCGAACGACAGGCTCAGGTAAGTCATTTTTATTTGTGTACCTCATGAATGGCGAACCTTAAATAATTAGGCGTGTAATGGCAATAGATAATTTAAATGATTTTGGTAAAAAATTTAACTGGTTTTTTGAATGTACTATAGTTGGTGAACCGGCAAGCAAATCGAACTCAAGAAAATTAGTTAAGTTTGGGAACCGGCCAGCATTAATTAAATCTGACAAGGCGCGTGGCTACGAGAAGATATTTCGGAGGCAATGCCCGGTCTTAGACCCTCTGGTAACAGACGATGTTATCCTAGCTTGCCATATCTTTTATGCTAGTCGTCGTCCTGACCTAGATGAAAGTTTAATTATGGACCTTTTGCAGGACTATGTGATCAAGAATGATCGACAGATTAAGGCAAAAATTATCTTGCATGGGTTGGACAAAGAGAACCCACATACAATTATCAAGGTTGCGCGACTGAGTAATTCCTGATATCCCCAATGGAGAGGTGACTAATGACTAACGATATATCAAGTGAAATTCGTGCGCTTTTTGGCAACCGTTCTGACGGTCAGTACAGACATACTTGTCCGGTCTGTAGTCACACGCGCAGGCGTTCAAATCAGAGACAACGATGCCTCAGTGTGAAGGTTATTGAAAATGACATTCGGTGGCTTTGCCATCATTGCGGAGAGAACGGGGGGACAATGAGGGAAGAAAAGCAAGATAATATTGTAAAATTTAAACCGCCTATTGAGAAGATCGAAGACGCTGCCGTCACTTACTTGAAGAAGCGTGGCTTGTCTGAGGAGGTGATATCCTCTGGGCGCGTATTGTCTGCCAGCAAATGGCTGAGAAAAGCTGGCAAAGAGGAGCTATGTTGCGGCTTTCCATACGTCGATCCTGTCTCGGATAATATTTACGCAGTCAAATATCGTGGCATAGAGATCAAGGATTTCATACAGGAGGGCAGCGCCTCCTCGTTTTACGGTATAGAACGGGTAAAACCTGAAGACCCAATAGTGATTGTCGAGGGGG